TGGCAATGTCCCCTGCTGACGTAATATTCTTTTTTGTTTTTTTGTTAGACGTTCTTGCTGTGCCATTTACTCTTCTTTTTAAAAAGTGTTGATAGTACTTTTAGTAAATCCCCCCGAATGTTTCTTCTTCATATCTTTTAAAAGATCACGGAAACCATTATCGGGTTTTGTCTTTGACACACCCATAGCAGAAGAAACAAGCATAGGGGCACCATTCACTAGACGTTCAACATCTGGATTGTTCTTTAGGAACTCCTCAGACTCTGATATGCCCATGAATTCTTCCCACTCAACGCCTGTTGATTTGTTGTAAAATTTATATGTCGGCATTTAATCCCAATCATCATTATTTTTGACAGCGAATGTTTTATCTCGCTGATTACGTTTTTCTTGACGGCGCATGTCTACTTCGTCATAACGATTCTTCTTTTTGCCATATGAGTAAAATTCGCCACGCTCATACTCATAATCGTCTGCATCAAACCACTTATTATTATGCCTTGACTTGCTCATTGATTAACCCTGGAAATGCCTCGTTTATTAGTTTAACTGTTAAGCCCTTGTAGGGCAGCTTTTTATCTTTTGCAGCGCAGATCAATTTTGCATCTGCGGGTGCAAGAGATTCCAACATAGCGATAAACAACGCTTCACGCTTTACTCGTGGGATATTAGGATTGCCACCCTCGATAAAAATGTAAAGACGTCTTGTTTCGCTATAGAGCATGTTCTCTTGATCTAGATACTCACAGGGCTTATAAGGTGGTTCACCTTCAGGTAATGCCCATTTGATTGTAGGATCAAGAGCTGCTCTTAATACCATCTTCAAAGGAACAGATTCATGCTTTCTTAGCATTTCTATCTTTCCCTCTTTGGTTGTTTGTTTGGATACCATTTCTAGTATCTCTGCCATTCCTAGTTTCATTATGTCCTCAGAACTCGTTTATATTTTCCATTAGATTTTTTAACTTGCGTGAAACAAAGTAGTTAAACAATTTACTACGACCTTTGTTCTTTTGATTCTCATATTCATTTATCACTCTCGATTTTACGTCTTCGGGAATGAATGTCAAGTCAATCAATTGCTGGTTACGCTTATAGTTACGCAGCATGGTTTCATCATCAAATTGCTCAGGAGTCAATTGCAACCACGTCTCAAGTTTCTTTGTGGTAATAGGTTTCTGGCGAGTCCCGACAACCAAACTATTGTCTGGCGAAAGAAAATTAGGTATACCATCACCGGCATCGCCTTTGATGATATGTTCCTTGGTGTACAGTGCAGGATTGTTATGCGCTATAAACTTCTTACGAATAGGATCGTACTGCTTGACATTCAGATACTGCTGCAACTGAATGAAGTCCTTGTCGCCAGACAGAATTAAAATAGGTTGGGTCATGTCATTGCCATAGGCATGGACAAGCGTGCCAATAACATCGTCTGCCTCAGCACCGTCAACGTTGATAACTTTGTATGGGAAATATTCTGCGAGTTCCTCACGAATCTTCTTCATGCAGTCAAAGATAGCATTCCAATCAAGATCCGTTGCGTCACGGGCCTTCTTGCGGTTTGCTTTATAGTATGGGAACACATCACGGCGCCAATAGCGCTTGTTATCACAGGCGATAACCATCTCGCCATATTCTTCACGAAACTTGTTGTTGTACATGCGAATTGAATTGAGAATCATATGGCGAACGAGATCCTCTTCAATCTTCATATTGGTATGCCCACCCATTTGAACCATGAGGTTGGACAACATCACTTGATTAATATCCAAAATAATCATTTTATAATGAGACCTACGTCTCTTCTCCTAATGTTACAATCGACTCTTTATTGAATAACACAGTTCCATTATTTTGTAAAGTGAAAAGTTCGTCAGCAATAGGTTGTATGGGATATTCCATGTTATGATACTTATACATCATAGATTTCATTGCTTCAAATGTAAGAGCAACATCTTTTGTGTAAGAAGTATCGTCGGGATTGAAGTTGAATCCGGCGAGTGCAAGATTATCAAACATCACACCTGCTAACATTGCTAACGTTTCTTCTACATGTATATGTCTAACTGTTTCTAGATTAGATTTCACTTCATCAAGGTTTTGCGGAGGACCGCCTCTCTTTTCTTTTGGAAATTGAACTACATTATTACTCATTTTATGCACTTCAAGATAACCGTGTCTGAATTTACCCTACCATTGGCAGGTGACTCTTTCGTTTTTAAATCTGTCATTAGTTTTCGCAAGATTACCTTTCCCCCTGTCAAAACTTTCGGTAATGTTTCGGCAGGTTTTCTAAGAGTTTTGCTTTGAGATGATTTTTCATCAAAGTTGGTGATAGTTGTTCCTTTGATAGAAAGACCTGCAGGACCCATAGCATTAAGAACAGTCAATTTTTTATACTTTGTATTATATAACCACACTGACTGTGCTGCAATGATATTTATCGGATCAACACTCATAAGCTTGTTGTCAGAATCTTCTTTTTTATACTTGAAGGACTTAACAAGTTGAGCAGCGCTTTTTTCTTTCTTTTTGCGTGGTTTGCGTATGCTAGATTTATTAGTAGAAAAGCGACCACAGTCCTCTATTATCATTTTAATAAAATCTCTATAATTTGTCAACTTCTTTTTTGGCAGTTGACCATAGGATTCCGTTACCTGCTTATCAGATTTACTAATAGCAAGTTCAAGTTCTTCTAGCAATGGCGTATAGAATCTAGAAATGATTTCTGTCTGTGCTGACTTAGCGTCTTTTGACTTTAGAAGATCATATGCAGAGAATTTTGTTTTCTCATGGTTGTTATGATAAAATTCATCAATTGCTTCTTCAATGTCAGCGATGATACCATTTGCCTTTTCCTTGACACGCTCTTGAATAGACACTAATGGTTTCTGTACAACTTCTTTCTTTTCTTCTTGAATAGTCGTAGCGTGGATAATTTGAATTTTCAAACGTCCAATCATGTTCTTTTTAACATTATCAGGCAACACACCACCACGACTTACTAACCGTGCTAGCGAACAATCAGTCATTGAAATTCGCCAGTCGGGTAATCGTTTGTATAGAGCGTATTCATCCTTCGTGAAATTGTTCTTCACAAAATCATTCAACCACGGACGAGCGTCGGCGACTGTATAGAAATAGTTATACCATGCCAATGCCTTACTCAATTGAGCGTTATATGGAATGGGCCCGCTGAACGCAGGTTCCGGGCCCATGTATTGTTGATCGATAGATTTGCCTTTGGCCATCTTTAACTTCTATACTGGAAAAATTGTCCTGATGTCTTTGGAAGTTCACGGGGGTGATTTTTCAAACTTTCTAACAGACCCTGCCAATGCAACTTCAATAGATCCCAATTGTAGAACACATCTGCATACGCTTTTTGTGCTCTAAACTTTGACTCGTATGCAGCGTCATCAAGATCCTTAATGTCATCAATGGTTGACTTCAATACACCATAGAACATGTTTGCATGGTCATTCATTTGATCTTGATACTGATACATGTATGTCCAGTTTGCAGCGGTTTCAGGCAATGCACCGAAGTTAGAATGTACACACATCAATCCTGCTGACATTGCTTCCATCAAACATAGACAAGATGTTTCTTGCCAAATAGAAGGATAAGCGAAGATATGTGCCTTGCTCAAATGGTCACGCAGTTCATCATTCGGAACAGTGCCATAGTAATTGATCTTTGGATGCGCTTCAAGCATCTTGAACAGTTCCTGGAAAGGCTTATCACGATCTTCCCATCCATACAGTTTGAATGACGAGAAAACATCTAGTTCAATGTTATCATATTCTTGTGACAACTTATCAAACACGGGATATAGAATCTGCAACCCACGATGAGGTGTAGGTGTGTATACCAACTTGATCTTTTCACGATTCTTCTTTTCAAAGTCAATAGGAATGATACCATTACGGATTACAATACACTTCGACCACGGAATGTTGTAACGTTCAATATATCCACGCATCTGCCAATGAGATGAGAATACCAACTTATGAAACTTGTTCCAGCCACCATTCTTAAGATGCTCGCTTTCCGGATCACCGGCAAGATCCTGCAACCAAAGAATACGAACGTGCTTATCAGATAGTTCTTCGTGAACACGAGAAACAAATATCTGAAAGTTATCTAGCAATGCAGGGTCAATAGATTCCTGCAAACGAATCTTCATCAATTCAGTTCCGCCCTTAGCGTTACCTGAAAGTTTATCTTGTGCAATAGGCATTATGTCTCCTTACTCCAACCACTGTGGGTTATCTCTATACCATAGAGCGACTTGCGGCATTCTCTGTTCGACTGAAATCGTAGGTTTCCAGCCCAACGAGCGAAGATAATCGCCACTAATCGCATAACTAAAATCATGACCAGGTCTATCAATGTTAGGATCATAATTTTCATACTTTAATTCTACTTTTAACGCATCTGCTAAAATAGTTGCAATCACATAATTGCTATACTCTTTACCAGCAGAGATATTAAATTTAGGACAACGACCGCCACGATGATTTTTAGGTTCAGGAATATCAGTGAGGTTCAATATATGCATCAATGCTGACGCTACATCTTTTGCGTGAAGATAATTGCGTGAACCATATCGAGCAGTTGTTTTGCTGTAATGAATTTTTAGTGTTTCGCCATTTAGCAACTTCTTGATGCTCATAGGCACATACTTTTCAGGTGCCTGGCGTTCACCATAGACATTCATTGTATGTGTTATGTATATAGGCAACTTATAAGTGTTATGGTATGCAACACACATTTCTTCACCTGCTGCCTTTGATGCAGAGTAAGGATTGGTTGCATTATACCTATCATATTCAGTAAACGGCGTGCCATCGACTGCAGGACCAAATACCTCATCGGTCGAGAAGTAAACAAAACGCTCTAGAGAATCTTGAGTTCGTGCATAGTTCAACAAATTAACTGTGCCGATTACATTGCTTTCGACAAACTCCATTGGATTAAGAATAGAGCGTGTTACGTGTGATGCTGCTGCCAGATGAAGAATAAGATCTACATGACCAATCATATTTGATACTGATTGATTGATCTCAGCACGCAGATCATGATAGACGAACCTTACACGCTTTGCATCTGATTTAAATCGTACCTTAAGTATATCAGATAAACGATTTAGATTTCCTGCGGTATCAATGCGATCTAAACAGACAATGTTCCAATCTGTGTTGTCTAGAAGATATTCAATAACATGATGGGCGATGAAACCTGCACCGCCCGTCACTACAACATTTTTTGTCATTATGCCTCAACAGAAATATTAATAAGATTCTCGATGCGGAAAGAACGCCAGTCATTCTTTGCAAGATCATATGCGACAACCACATTAGGATTTATGTCACGCATTTTCTTACTATTAAATGCTTCATTCGTTTCTGTATCTTTAGGAGATGGTATGAGATCCTTTTTGAGTGTGCAGCGCATATCACGACGCTCACCAGTTACCTTATTGAATGAAACCATGCATGGCCCTTCATTCAACATAGTCAAAATTTCATCACGAGTCATTGTTTACCTTCTTTGTTACATATTCAAGAAGTTCATTATACCCA